TTAAGAGAATATGATTCAACAGTAAGTTCTGCGTATACTGCGTCCACCGTTCTTTATGAAGATCCAAGAAAGTTTAGAGTCAATACTGGATTTAAAACTGATTATGCTTATGCAACAAATAAAGAGATTTATTTTGAACCCAAAGAATCGATAGGAATTGGAACTATTGCTTCTGTTGGAATTGGAACAACTGTAGTCTTCTCTTTACCTGGGGTTGGATTAACTCAAGTTTTTGTTCCATATCAATCAATTTATCTTCCCAATCACAATCTAAAGACTGGTGAAAAGGTTCATTATTCTACAAATGGTGGTACACCAGTTTCGGTGTTTAATGGAAATTCATCTTTCTCGCTACCACAGGGTCAAGATCTTTACGTTGCTAAAATTTCAAATAATTTAGTTGGACTGTCTACTGTAAAAGTTGGTCTTGGCACTACAGGTTCTTTCGTTGGAATTGGGACAACCAATTCTACAGGACTTTTGTTCTTTGAAAACTTTGGTGTTGGGGATTATCATAGCATTACAACTAAGAGACAATCAATCATTGGCGAAATATCTAAAAATATTGTAACCGTTGCAACAGCATCTACGCATGGTCTCAACACTGGAGATAATATAGAATTTGTATCTAAACCAAAAAATCAAGAAACAATAACAGTAAGTTATAATGATGCTAATAGAAGATCTGTCTTTAATCCTAAATCATTTGACGCAATTGATGTAGATATTAGTGAAGATACAATTTATATCGAAAATCATAACTTAAATACGGGCGACAAAATTATTCATACTTCATCTTCACCTTCTGGTGGTTTGTTGGATGAGAAAATTTATTATGTCTTATATTATACTAAAAATAAAATTAGATTATGCAATACACTTTACGATCTTTCTTTAAATATTCCCAATTATATTGATATTACTAGCTCTTCTGATGGTATTCTTTATTCAATCAATCCACAATTAAATCTGTATAAAAATAAAACTATTAAATTTGATTTATCAGATCCTTCGCTGTCATATGTGAATGGTCCAACCCCATATTCAGCTTTCCAACTTAATTTTTATTCAGACCCACAATACCACTACAAATTTGATGGTACAGGAACATCTAATAACTTCGAAGTCATTAGAACTGGTAGAGTTGGTATTGACACTGCAGCAAGTGTATCTCTTACTCTTAATGATAGTTTCCCACAAACTTTCTACTATAAGTTAGAAACTGTCAATAATGACTTTATAGGAGATGTAAAGAAACAAATAATTATTGATAAAGATGTCTTTAATAATAATCAAATTAACCTTATTGATAGTGTTTACTCTGGATTGCACAGAGTGTCTGGTGTTGGAACAACCACAACATTTACTTTTAATCTGACAGATTATCCTGAAGAAAATTCTTATAATCAAGATACTGCAAATCTTTATTATGAAACAACTTCTCCAACAGCATATGGTTCAATATCTAAGGTAAGTGTAATTAGTGGAGGAAGTAATTATGCATTTACGCCAGGAATTAGTTCAGTAACTACAAACTATGGTAGTGGTGCTATTTCTGAGTCGCAGAGTAATTCTATTGGAAAAATCATCACAAATCAAATAGAAAATATTGGATTTGATTATCCGACAGATTTGACATTATCGCCCACATTGAATCTACCTGAGATACTTAACATAGAACCATTGACTTCATTTAAGAGTATTGGTATTACTTCGGCAGGTAAAAACTACTTAACATCGCCAGGGTTAGTTGTTATTGATGGATTTACTAAAAAAATTGTATCTGATGTTGATTTAAGATATGACCTTGGAGCAACACAGATAAGAATAGTAAAGAATACTTATGGGATGTACAATACAACACCCACAATTATTCCAATATACAATTCAAACGGTGTTGGTATTAATTCAATAACATATAATTCAACCACGAAAGATGTGGTAGTTGGGTTTAATACTGGATTTAGTGATGCATTCCCATTTGCAGTTGGTGATGAAGTTTTAATAGAAAATACTAGTGTTGGAGTTGGATCTACTGCAAGAGGTTTTAATTCCTCAGAATATGATTATAAATTGTTCACCTTAACTGATGTCAATCCTGCTCTGGGTGGAAATACCGCGTCCATTACATACAATCTGTCAGATTATCTCACAACAAATGAATTTCCTGGAGTATTTGATGCACTGAATTCTTCTGGTAGAGTTGTTAATAAAAATGATTTCCCAGTTTTTGATATTAAACTGAAAAAGAATGATTTCTTTACAGGCGAAACTGTTTATTCACAGACAGGAACTGGTATTGTAGAAAGTTGGAATAATAAAATTGAATATCTTAAGGTATCAACGGATAGTGATTTGTTGATAGGTGAAATTCTTACTGGACAATCATCTAACACTAGAGGTGTGATAAAGAAAAAGATCGATTTCGATTCTTACATAAAATTAGCACCAACATCAAAGGTTAATAAGGGTTGGATTTATGACACAGGATTTTTAAACAATAATGTACAAAGAATTGCTGATAATAATTATTATCAATATTTCTCATATTCTTTAAAATCAAGAATTCCATATGAAAATTGGAATGATCCTGTTCAATCTTTGAATCATACTTCAGGATTCTTAAAATTCTCTGATCTTATTATAGAAAATCAAAATGGAGATAAAAATTCTTCAGTTCCTTTTGCACAAGATAGTATTGCAAATATTGTAGTTGATTTGATTGGTAGTGGAAACATAAATTGCGTATATACTTTTGATTTAGCAACAGAAAAAACTACTAAGATTGGTACTGGTTTAGTTTCTGATGAAGTTATTCTTCAAAACAGAGTTCTTACTGATTATTTTGAGTCTGTAGGCAATAGAGTTCTTATAATTGATGACATCAGCGATCAGTTTAATAACACTGCAAGACCCACAAAGTTTAGTACAGTTAATCAATTTGAATTAGCTTCTGCAAGAGTTAAAAAATATTTTACTTTTGTTAGAGACAAGAGATATACTGCCGAAAGACAAATTTTGTTGGTTTCTTTGATGCATGATGATGTTAATGGATATCTAAACCAATATGGAAGAGTAGAAACTTACTTAGATCTTGGTTCATTTGATTTTAATATTAGTGGAACTCGTGGACAACTTAATTTCTATCCAATCAAGTACTCAGTAAATGATTATGATATTTCATGCGTTAGCCATGATCTGAAAGATACGATTACTGGTGTAGGACAAACTTCTTTGGGTAATGTTGTCAACATTAGTTCTACACAAACAACTCTTGCTTCTGGATCTTCTTCCGCAACTAATATTGTTTCAATTGCAAATACTTACCGCTCTGCGAAAATTTTAGTGGAAATCGGTGGAGTAGATGGTTCTTACTATGAATTTGATGAAATAAACCTTCTGCAAGATGGCACAAATGTTGACATCATCGAATATGGACAGTTAACTAGTCATACATTGGCTGATTCTTTTGCAATTTCTGGTCTTGGAACATATATTCCTTACGTTGATGGATCAAACATTAAACTTGATTTTAAACCAAATTCATCTCTTGGGGTTGGAGTAACAATCAATACAATGATTGTATCGATTGCAAGTTCAACTTCATCATCTGTTGGAGTTGGAACAGAAGAACTCAATACTGGATACATAAGTTCTGGTATTGCCTCCATCACTGCTTCTGGTTCGCCAGTGGAAACTGTGATCACTGAATATCCAAATAATCATTCTTCAGCATATTATGTTGTAAGCGTTGAAGATACTACAAATCAAAGATATCAAATGTCTGAAGTTGTGATTATTGATGATGGAACTGATGTTTCCATGACAGAATATGCAATTATTCAATCACATTCCTCTTTAGGAACTGTCGGTGCTGCAGTAAGTACAAATGGAACACAACTTACATTCACACCAGAACCAAGCATTGATGTTCAGGTAAGGGTTTTTCAGAATGCATTAAGCATTGTTAAAGATACAGTATCATCTACTTCTATCGATATTAATAATGCAGCAATAACTAGTGGATTTGGTAATTATGAAGGAACAGAAAGATCTATCATAAGAAGTTTTGAATTAACTCATAATCAAAATCCAATATTCTTGAGATCTTTTGATGGAAGCAATTCTGATACAGTTGATGTTTCATTAAACACAATTGTTTTGCCCGATCATTATTTTGTAACTGGAGAAGAAGTAAGATATTCCCATGCTGGTGCTGGAACAACACAAGCAATTGGAATTGCTGCAACCGTTGTTACTGGTATTGGTTTGACTGATAAACTTCCATCATCAGTTTATGTTGTAAAAGTAAATGAAAGCACTATTAAGTTAGCAGAAAGTGCTTCTAATGCATTAAAATCAACACCCGTAGTTTTTGATATTACATCCGTTGGAATTGGAACATCACACTCTTTAACTGCAATTAATCAGAATGCAAAGGGTCTTATTGCAATTGATAATTACATTCAATCACCAATTGTTGGTACAGCAATTACAACTACTTTGGCAATAGATGCAACTACGGCACATAATAGATTAACTTTCTCTGGTATTACATCATTCTTTAGTGGTCAATTGGTTAAAATTAATGATGAAATTATGAAAATCAACACAGTTGGTCTTGGAAGTACTAATGTTATTCTTGTCGATAGACCATGGATGGGAACAGGTTTATCTACACATTCTGCTGGGGATGTTATCAGAATTGTTGATGGTAACTATAACATAATCGACAATACTATACACTTTGTAGAGGCACCTTATGGTTTAACACCAATAGGTTCGACTACAAATCCACCAAATGAAAGGGACTGGGTTGGAGTTGCAACACATTCAACCTTCCAAGGCAGAACATTTATGAGAAGTGGTGTTACAAACACTGCACAAGAAACTTATGAATCCAATTATATCTTTGATGGAATATCTAATCAGTTTACTGGAATTGGTAAGACATTTACTTTGACCGCAGACAACCAAAATATCACTGGTTTCTCAACAAATAATGCTGTAATTCTTATTAATGGAGTGTTCCAAGGTCCACAAGGAGCACAAGCAGAATTGGAAGATTATACACTCATAGAAAGTGCTGGTATTTCAAGTATCAGGTTTGTTGGAACAGCATCTTCTGTTGGATATGATGTCAATAATGCAAATATTCCTGTTGGTGGTGTAATTGTTTCTGTTGGTTCTTCTACAGGATTTGGATTACAACCTCTTGTCTCTGCTGGTGGAACCGCTGTTGTTTCTGCTGCTGGAACTATTTCAGCGATTAGTATTGGAAATAGTGGTTCTGGATACAGAATTGGAATACAGACTGTAGTTAATGTTGGAGTTCAAACTGCAAGCACAGGAACACCAAATATTGAGTTTATTGGAACTGCTTCAGTAAGCAATGGTCATATCATTGGTGTTGCGATTACTAATCCTGGATTTGGATATACTACAACTAATCCACCAATTGTCGTTTTTGATGATCCTCTCTCTTACTCCAATATTCCTTTGATTTATAGTTCTTCCTCTTACCAAGGAATAGGAACTGAAGCAAAAATTGATGTTGTTGTTGGTCAAGGTTCTAGTGTAATTGATTTTACAATCAAAAATACTGGATATGGTTATGGTCAAGGTGAAATTCTAACAGTTGAAATTGGTGGCAACACAGGCATTCCAACAGATACCACAAAACCATATGAACAGTTCCAGGTTACAATTGATAAAACATATAATGACTTATTCTCAGGATGGGTTCTTGGACAGTTAGAAGTTCTTGATAGTTTTGAGGATCTATTTGATGGTACAACTAAAAAGTTCCCATTAAAACTTGGCGGAAATCTGGTTACAATCCGCGCAGCAAAGGGATCTAACATTGACATAAAATCAACACTCCTTGTATTTGTCAATGATGTTCTTCAAAAACCAGGTGAAGCGTACTACTTTGAAGGTGGTAGTGTTGTAGAGTTTAGTGAAGCACCCAAAGAAGGTGATTTTGTAAAAGTTCTATTCTACAAAGGAAGTGGCGATATTGACGTAGTTTTCAGAGATGTTTTAGAAACAATTAAAGTTGGTGATGAAATTACTTTAAACTATGAACCAGGTTTTGGACAGGGACCAGGACTTCAAGAAGAAGTTAGAGTTATTACTGGTATCAATACCACAGATTCCCTAGAAACAAACCCATATTCTGGACCAGGAATTACTACAGATGATACTTTGGTAAGACCAGTCAAATGGTGCAGACAAACTTCTGACAGAATTATTAATGGTAGAATTGTTGGAAAAGATAGAATTCACTATGAACCATTAATTAATCCTTCATCATATCTGATTAGTGCCGTTGGAGTTGGTTCAACAACAGTTTACGTTGATAATATTAAACCATTCTTTGATGCCCAGAATGAAAGTCCATTACTAAGTTTCCAAAATAAAGTTACATTTATATCTCAAGATTCTTTAGTAGCAGCGTCTGCAACAGCGATAGTTTCTACTGCAGGTTCAGTGACTTCAATTAATGTAACTGAAGGTGGTTATGGTTATTCTTCTACGCCATTAGTATCGATACAAACACCTGTTGGTATTGGAACTACACAAAAAGCAACTGCAAATGCAACACTTACATCAGGATCTGTTACTTCTATTTCTGTAGTAAATGTAGGAACTGGATATACAAATACAAATCCTCCAGCAGTTCTTATTGAACCACCAACTTTATTGAGTGAAGTTGCAGATACTGTCAACTATTCTGGAGATTCTGGAGTAATTGTTGGTGTTGGAACTACGGCACTTGAGGCGATATTTGATTTGTTTATTCCTACAGATTCTTTCCTGAGAGATAATACATTAGTTGGATCCGCTATTACTGTAAGTGGAATTTCTACAGGTGATTTCTTTGTTGTTTACAATTCAAATGTTGGAAATGCATCAACAACTATAAATTCTCTTAATAGTTCAAATCAAATTATTGGAATAGGGACCCAATTCTTAGATAATGTTTACCAAGTATCATCTTACTCAGATGTTCAAGTGAATATTATTGGTGTTGGCACAACATCAGTAAGAAGGGTATATGCAAGAACTGGTATCAGCACTGTTGATTTTAGTTCAACGACTATCACTTTTGATTCTACTGCATATGATTTCAGTTCTATTGGAATTGGCGCTGGTGGTGGCACTTTCCTTGGAATAGCAACATCAAACTACTATGGTAATTTTAGTTGGGGTAAAGTTGTTCTTTCAGAACCTCTAGAAAATGGTTCATTTAATTCATATACATTTAAAGGTGTTGGTGGAATATCAACTTCAGCATTTGTTAATAGAACTGCGCCACTGAAATACTCAAACTACACTAGCTAATGTTATTTAAAATAAATAAAAGAAAACGTAAGTTACGATGTCAAGAGTAGCAATAAACACCGGTTCTGTTCCAAATGACGGAACTGGTGATAGTCTAAGAATTGCTGGTGGTATAATTAATGATAATTTTGCTGAAATATATAATCAGTTTGGCGATGGTTCAAGTTTAACCCCAACTTGGGATAAAAGTGCTGCGGGTATTAATACTACCTCCAATGTTGGCATTGGAACAACTAATCCAAGATTTGCTCTTGAGGTTGGTGCTGTTGGGTCATCAGGAACTTCCTTGTTTGTCAATGGAAATGCAAGAGTTACTGGTATTCTAACTGTAGGTTCTTCGTCTATTATATTAGATGGAAATACAAATAAAATACTTGTAGGATCTGGAATTTCTTTTGACGGAAACACCGGCATAATCAGCGCAACTGCTTTCTATGCTGGCGGTTCAATTATTAGTGGTGGTGGCGGTGGTGGATTAAACTACTGGTTAAGCGGTGCTACGGGCATTACTACAACAGCAAACGTTGGTGTTGCAACAAATTCAGCACCATCAGCATTGACTGTTGGGGGCAATTCATTATTTACTGGTATTGCAACTTTTAGAAATAATGTAACACTTGCAAACTTAACTTCATCATCAAATACTTTAAGATTTGGAAGCAATTCATACTTAGATCAAAGTACAAATGACGTTTTAACATTCCAAATAAACTCAGGAACAGACGGTTCAGGAACAGATTCAAGTTTTGTTTTTAGAACAACAGAACCTGGCGTTTCTCCAATTCCAGATCAAGCATATGATGCACTTAGAGTTTATAGTGGTGGAAACTATTGGAATAGATTAGTTAGGGTATATACAAACTTCCACGCTGATAATAATGCATTTGTTGGTGGTGATCTTCAAGTTGGTGCAGCAAGTACTCTTATTGGAGCAGGTAGCACACTTGGATCATTTAAAGTTGGTGCTGGTGGAACTGTAATTACTACAACCTCCACTGGATTAGTTGGTATAGGAACCACAAATCCAACAAATGCTCTTACAGTAAAGGGAAATACTTCTCTTGAAACTTTAAATGTTTCCGGTATTTCTACCTTATCTTCAAATGTATCAGTAGGTGGAACTATCTCTGTTGATGGTGGCGTAACCTTAGCAACTAACAACGGAACAATCGTAGGAACATCAGGAACAGCAGGTGAAATCAAACAAATTGCTGGAGCTCCATTCTATTATGATGGAAGTGCTTGGAGAGAGTTTGTCCTTTCAAGTGGAACACCAGTCACTCAACCTGCAGATACCGAATGGGATAATGTCATCTTCAGAGCAACCTTTGATGATGACTTTACTGATGCGAAGTTTGGAGTAAGTCCAGTTTTTGTAAGTGCTGGTTCTAGTATTGTAGGTTCTGCAGTTACGATTGGAACTGGTTCTTTTAGAAATATTGGCGGAAATGTCAGTGGTGTCGGAGTATCCTATGCTGATAGAAGTGACTATGATTTCACTGGTTCTTGGACGATTGAATTCTGGATATACCACGATAGTGCGCCAGCAACTTACGAAACTATAGTATCTCAAGTCTCAACCGACGATGCAAGCGGGAACTGGTCTTTTGGTGTGCGTAATTCTGGTAGCAACATCATTTACATTTGGAATAATGAAAATAATCCCTCAGCACAAACTCTTGACATTCAGTCCCTCGCGACGTGGAACTCCAACTTCCTCGATAAATGGAATCATTATGCACTGGTAAGAGAAGGGGACAATGGTTCAATACACTTTTATATAAATGGCACTGAAACTTCATATACTATTAATGACGCACTTATTGACAATGATATCCTTCACACAAGTGGTGCTGGACTGGGATTTGGTGCTGCATTTGGAGATGCAGTTCCCACTATCAATACAACAACTTATAATAATAGTTATAGTTTAGATGCATATTTTGATGATGTGAGAATTTCAGCAGGTGTTGGAACTGCTGGACAAAGATATAATTCTATCGGAATCTCAACCTACGCAACATTCACTCCTCCAACTACTGCTCTTCCAACTTCAGGAACTCTTACATCAGTTGTCAATCCCCCAGGAGACAAGTATGGTGAGATTACTTTAGGTGGTTCACCAAGTTGGAGAGGAACATCTGGTGTCACTGTTTCTCAACAGTCAAGTGGAAACTATCGTGTAAGTTTTGCGAGTACTTATACTAATAGTAATGATTACTTTGTCCTCTCACATCCAATGGATCAAGGATTCGCCTCTTATGTTGGCATTGCAAGATCTACATCTCATGTTGATTTTAGTATAAACAAACAAAGTGATGATTCTGCTGTTGATACTGGCTCCCTTGCAGTTCAAATTAAAAATCATCCTTGATTTTTATAATAAATAAATAAAAACTCCCGTCAAATGGCTGCAATAATTACTGACCAACTTCGTATATTAAATGCAAAGAACTTTATAGCAGGAGTTGCTTCTACTAGTAACTCCTACTATTCGTTCGTTGGGCTTCCTAATCCAACGGATTACAATACTGACTGGAACACAAGTCCACCATCTCCTGTTGATAATTTTAATCAAGAGAACAATCATTGGGACACAATGATTGCGATGAAAAAAATATCCAAAACTGATGTTAGACAGGTTGTAAGAAAAACTACTTGGACATCTGGTGTTACTTATGATATGTATCGCCATGACATCAGTGCAACAAATCCATCACAACCATCAAATGCAGTTGATTTATACTCTGCAAACTATTATGTTTTAAACAGCGATTATAGGGTTTATATTTGTCTTCAAAACGGAACTTCTCCAGAAAATCCATCTGGAAGACCTTCCCTTGATGAACCAACTTTTACTGATTTAGAACCAAGAGAAGCAGGAACAAGTGGTGACGGTTATATTTGGAAATATCTTTATACAATTAGTCCAAGCGACATTGTAAAGTTTGATTCTACAAACTACATGCCAGTCCCACAGGATTGGGATACAAGTTCAAGAGAAGCGGCAGTTAGAAATAATGCAGCGTCTAGTGGACAATTAAAAATTGTAACCATCACCAATAGGGGTGTTGGATTAGGAACAGCAAATAGAACTTATACAAGAGTACCTATTAGAGGTGATGGTTCTGGAGCAGAAGCGACAGTCATTATTAACAATGATTCAAAAGTTGAAAGTGTAACTATTTCTAATGGAGGATCTGGTTATACTTTTGGAACGTTAGATCTTGTTGGTGGTAATGTTCCAACAGGAACAACATCTCCAGTTTTCAACATTATTATTCCGCCACAAGGCGGTCACGGTGCAGATGTTTATAGAGAACTTGGTGCATATAATGTTCTTCTTTATTCTAGAATTGAGAATGATACGGAAAATCCAGACTTTATTACAGGAAATCAAATCGCTAGAGTTGGTATTGTAGAAAGTCCTTTAAGTTATGATTCAAATAGTATTTTAACACTTGATAAGGCAAGTGCTGTTTATGCACTTAAATTAACAGGTATTGGTTATAGTTCTGCAGTTTTCAACGCAGACACACAAATTACACAAACCATTGGCATTGGATCAACTGCTTTTGGTAGAGTAATTTCTTATGATCAAAGCACAGGTGTTTTGAAATATTGGCAAGATAGATATCATTGTGGTTTTAACACCAATGGTACACAAAACGCATCACCAACTTACGGATTTGCCTTACATAGATTTACTGCTGATACTGGAAGCGGTGGATCATTTAATATCCTTGGTGGTAGTACGACCTTAGCAATTCAAACGTCATTTGGTAGCGAAAGCAACCCGGGTATAAGTACCGTAATAAATAGTAGGACATACTATTTGGGCCAACAGTTTGTTAAGGGTGTGTCACAACCAGAAGTCCAAAAGTATTCTGGAAATATCATTTACGTTGATAATAGACCATCAATTACTCGGTCAACAAACCAAAAAGAAGATATTAAAGTCATTTTGCAATTCTAAGGAATTATGTCTCAAGAAACCAACCTCAACGTAGCTCCATATTTTGATGACTACAATCAACCAGTGATTGGTGGTAAGGATAATAACTATTATAAAGTTCTCTTTAAACCTGGATATCCAGTACAAGCTAGAGAACTGACTACTTTACAGTCAATTCTCCAAAATCAGGTTGAGCAGTTTGGAAATCACTTCTTTAAAGAAGGTGCAAAAGTAATTCCAGGCAACCTCACATACATTCAAAATTTTTATGCAGTCGAGGTTGAGAGTAACTTTTTAGGAATTCCAGTATCATTATATCTCGATAACTTGGTTGGGTTGCAGATCAGAGGAGAAACTTCTGGTGTTGTTGCAATTATTAAAAAGGTTATTACCTCAGACGAGTCTGAAAGAGGAAATATCACTCTATATGTTGACTATTATCAGTCAAACCAAAATAATTTGTCTTCAAGAGATTTTGAAGATGGTGAAAATCTAATTACCGATTCAAATATTTCTTTTGGTAGCACATTTATTTCTGCAGGAGAAGGGTTTGCTAGGACTATTGCTTCAAATGCAAATTCGGTTGGTTCTGCTTTTGCTTTAGGTACTGGAGTTTATTTTCTCAGAGGTTATTTTGTTGATGTTGACGATGAAATTTTAATTTTAGATCAATATACAAACACACCAAGTTATAGAAT